GACAATCTTTAAGGGAAAGGAAGTAAGAGTCTGCTGAGTAGAACAACTCTCAACAACTTAATACTTTTTTTAAATAGGTACATATACAATGGCATTTCCAACAGACCAAACAACATCACGATTAGGTCAAATGAACGCGACAGGTGATGATCGTTCCCTCTTTCTCAAACTATATGCTGGTGAAGTTCTTACCGCATACGAGGAAAAGAACGTCTTCATGCCGCTACACCGCACTCGTACTATTTCCAATGGTAAGTCTGCATCATTCCCATTAACTGGCACTGGTTCTGCAAAGTACCACACGGCTGGCACATTAATTCAAGCTGATGCAATCAAACACGGTGAGCGTATTGTTACCGTTGATGATTTGTTAATCTCAACTCAATTCATTGCCAAAATTGACGAAGCAATGAACCACTATGACGTGCGTTCTATCTATTCCAAAGAGTCAGGTAACGCATTAGCCAATGTGTCTGATCGCAACATTGCTCGTATCATTGCTAAAGCAGCCACAATCACTACTTCTTCTTTAGCAGCTACAGCGTTTGGCGCTTCTTTTGCAGATGAGGTTTACACTGCTAACTTCAACATTGGTACTACAACTGCTCACGCTCTTGACGGTGCTAAGATTGTCGCTGCTATCTATGCGGCTCTTGAAGAGTTCGATAAGAAAGATGTAGGCGGTGATAAGGTTTGTGTACTACCACCTGCCCAATACTACGCGCTATTGAACGTACCTAGTGTTGCTAACGCTGCATGGTTGAACCGTGATGTTGGCGGTGAAGGTTCCGTAGCTTCAGGCGTAGTGCCTCAAGTCGGTGGTGTTAAGATTATGATGAGTAATCATCTACCTAGCACTAACCAATCTTCTGCTTCTGGTGACGTTGAGCCAATCACAAGTACACGTACTGCCGCATATCGTGGTAACTACGCTGCTTTGCGTGGTTTGATCTTCTCACAAGACGCTGCCGCAACTGTGAAGTTGCTGGACTTAGGCGTTGAGTCTGAGTATCAGATTGATCGTCAAGGTACATTGATGGTTGCTAAGTACGCTATGGGTCACAATATCCTACGCCCTGCTTGCGCCATTTCTTTGAACGCAGTCTAAGTAGTATAGTTCTATCCAAAGGGGTGGAGGGATTAATTTCTCTCTGCCCTTTTTTTTCTTTTATTGAAGGAAAACTAATGAATCCAACAACCAAGCTAGAAGCTGTAAATACCTTGTTGGCTACGATTGGTGAATCTCCTGTTAACTCACTGACCTCTGGTTTAGTAGAAGCAAGCCTAGCAGAACAGACTTTAGATAATGTAAGTCGTGATGTTCAGTCAATGGGCTGGGCGTTTAACACAGACTTGAAATTCAATCTGACACCTAATGCCAGCAATGAGATTGCCTTACCTGCCAACTGTCTACACGTAGACACTACAGCACTCCGAATGTCTTCAGAGTCCGACCTAGTACAACGTGGTATGCGGCTTTATGACCGTATTAAAAACACCTACACAATTACAGACACCATTGAAGTGGACATTGTTGTTCTCCTTAGTTTCGATGAAATGCCTGAAGCAGCTAGACGCTACGCAACAATAAGGGCTGCACGTATTCTACAAGATCGCGTACTTGGCTCAGAGTCATTACACAGCTTTAATGCTGCTGATGAACAATCTGCTTGGGTCGCGCTGTCACACAACGAGTCCGATGTTAAAGACCTAAATATCTTTGATAACTATGACACTTATTCAATTATAAACCGATGGGGTTAGCCAAATGTCTTTAATCTCAGGTTCTATACCTAACCTCTTAAATGGGGTATCACAACAACCCCCAAGCCTAAGACACGCCAGCCAAGCAGAAATCCAAGAGAATGGTCTTTCTTCTGTAACTCGCGGCTTAGAGAAACGCCCCTGTACAGAGCATATTGCCAAACTGTCTGGTGTAGCTAACGCTAACGATGTATTCCTACACGCTATAAAATACTCTAGCTCCGAGGACTACACAGCAGTCTTTAGCTCCGCAGGTGTTAAGGTGTTTAATCAGGCAGGTACAGCACTGGTGGTTAATGACGCAGATGGTAATGCCATTACTTCACTCCCTACTTACCTTACTGGTATAAACAGTTTTGAAACTGATATTAGTGCTGTGTCTGTAGGTGATACTACTTTTGTAGTAAATAAAGCTAAGACTGTTCTGCTAGATACATACGTACCTACTGCACGACCTAACGAAGCTATGTTCTATGTACGACAGGCTGACTATGGCCTTACATATAAAATTACAGTGGGTAGTGCCACAGCTACTTATACAACTCCTGATGGTTCATCATCTGCACACTCTGCTCAGATTGGTACGGACTATATAGCTACTCAGCTATTTAACAACTTATCTATTTCTTCTCCTTTTGTTAAGGAAAGAATTGGCTCAGTGATCTATGTTAAAAACGCTTCTGCTGACTTCACAATCACGTCAAGTGACGGTGCAGGTGACAGATTCCTTTACTCATTTAAAGGCCAAACCATAGACTTTAAGAACCTCCCCCGTAAAGGTAAGGTGGGCTTTAAGATCAAGGTAGCAGGTAGTAATGAGAAGAAGCAAGATGACCACTATGTACACCTGACTCAAGGCGATAACACCAACAACGAGTTAATATGGAAAGAAACTGTAGGTGATAAAGCAGTCGATGGTTCAGCCCTTAAGAACCGTATAAACAATATCACAATGCCCCACAGTCTTCGTAAAGAAGTTAACGGTACTTTTACCTTTGCACCTTTGACGTGGGATGACCGCGAAGCAGGGGATGAGGATACTAACCCTGTACCTTCTTTCATAGGCTACAAGATTAACGATATATTCTTTCACCGTAACCGCTTAGGTTTCTTAGCAGATGAGAATGTTATCTTCAGTGAAGCAGGAGAGTTCTATAACTTCTTCCCTAAGACTGTATTGACCACTCTTGATTCTAACCCGATAGACGTGGCTGTATCTAACAACCAAATCTCTATCCTGAAACACGCGATTCCATTTAACGAATCCTTGTTGATCTTCTCTGATCTAACCCAGTTCATGTTGACTGCTTCTGAGCTATTAACACCTGACACAGTACACATTGACGTATCTACTAACTTTGAGGCAAACCTCACTGCTAAACCAGTAGGCGCAGGTCGCTATGTGTTCTTTGGGTTTTCTAAAGGTAAGTGGTCGGGTGTCCGTGAGTATTACGTAGAGCAAGCTTCAGAAACCAACGATGCTGCCGATGTATCTGCCCATGTACCTAACTATTTAGACGGTACGATTAGAGGCTTATCAGCGTCATCAAATGAAGATATGTTGTTAGTGCTAACGGAAGATAAGCCTAACTCAGTCTTTGTTTATCGCTATTATTGGCGTGGTGAAGAGAAGCTACAGAGTGCTTGGTCAGAATGGAAGTTTACAGGCAAGGTATGTTCAGCAGCCTTTAACGGCTCAACAATCAAGCTTGTCATGGAATACTCAGATGGGGTCTATTTAGAAAACCTCAGTCTGGCTAGTGATGCTGCAAGTCCTGATATGGTTTATACCACAAGCTTAACTAACTACGGTGGTGGAGCCTTACTATTAGACAGGCGTTATAAAGTCACTGGCTCGTCACTACCATACTCAGACAGCAACACACTGTTTGTGAACACCACAGGAAGTTTAAGAACTCAGGCAGAAGCCATAGCAGACGTAGCCGCAAATTCAAATACGGTTATCTATGCAGGTGTGCCTTACCTCTTTAAGTACCAGTTTAGTGAGCAAGTCTTAAAGCAAGACAACAAAGCGGTTACTACTAACAAACTTCAGATTCGTAATTTCCATATCGTATATAACGACACAGCTTACTTTAAAGTTGAAAGCACACCCAAAGCTAGGGCTGTTCAAACGCATGAGTTTAACGGCAGAATTGTAGGCTCACTTAGTAACCTTCTAGGGCAAGCCAACCTTGCTTCAGGAAGCTTTAGGCTGTCTGTTAACACTAGCTCTAAGTATGCCCAGATCGTGATTGTTTCAGACAGTTACCTACCCTGTGTACTTCAGAGTGCTGAGTACGAAGGATTCTTAACTCAAAGAACAGCAAGGATTTAATAACAATGGCCCATTATCGTGATTCCGTTCAGGAAGACGTGTTTGAGCTTGCTGCAAAAATGCGACAAGCAGACGTTAAAGAGGTACTAGCATCTAACGGTTCTAGCCCTCTTGAAGCTCTACAAAAAGGCTTTGAAGCGTCTAAACCTCAATCCATCATATATAAAGGTGAACTAATCGGAATGTTCGGGTGCGCCCACATTGATGATCTGATTGGCTCACCTTGGATGCTAGGTTCTGACAAGATTCCTAAGATCAAGAAAGACCTACTTACACAGTCAGTGGAATGGGTTAAAGAAACAAATAAACAATACCCTCTACTTGTTAACTATGTAGATGCTAAAAACAAAGTCAGTATTGCATGGCTCAATCATATTGGGTTTTCATTCGTACAACTGATTCCTAAGTTTGGCGTAGGGGGCATACCTTTCTACGAGTTCGTGAGGATTAATCATAATGTGTGAAGCAAGTACAATTTTATCAGCCATGACTTCCATAGTTGCCGCAGGTGAGCAACAGGAACAAGCCAAGGCTAACGAGCGTAACGCTAACGCTTCCTATTTAAACGATGCTCGACAACTTAACTTAAGGCAACGCCAAGAAGAAGAAGCAGAGTCCCAAAGAGGGCAAGAAGCTGACATTCAATCAATGAGAGATATGTCCAAAGCTAAAGTAGCTGCTGGCGAATCTGGTGTAGCTGGGTTATCAGTCGATGCCCTTATGTCTGACATTCTAAGACAAAACCTATTTGATGATACTAAGGCTGACAGTAATCTTTCAGCAACTAAGGCACAAATAAAACAAGAGAAAGAAGGTGCTAAAACGAGGCGGCAGTCCCGTATTAACGAAGTACCTTACCCCAGTATGGTTGGTACAGCTTTAAGTATTGGCGGTAACGCTTACGAAAGCAATCCAAGTTATTTTAAGAATTTAAAGAATCCATTTAAAAAGACTATAAAGGGCGTAACTGGCCCCAAGTAAAAAGGAATTAGAGCCGTGGCTACTAAACGAGTACAGACCCCAAGACAACAACCCAATCAGGTGCGCCTACAACCCCAAGCTTCAGTAGTTGATACCTTTGTACGACCTGCACGTAACGACCAGATCAGTAAGGCTTTAGATAGCGTTACAGGGAATGTAAAGCGTGTAGAGGTCAAAGAAGAACGCAAGCTTGATATGATTCAAGTGAGTAAAAAACAAGCTGCTCAGAACAGTTTTAACATTGGCTTAAAATCCATAATGGAACAAGAAGTCAATGCTAGGAAAACTGGAGAACTGCTTAAAGAGACTCCTGAATTTAAAGAACTAGCCGAAGCTACACTAAGTCAAGTAGATGACCCTGTTTACAAAGAGCAGCTTGCTAATTCTATTGACCAAATGGTGAACGCCACTAGTAAAGCTTCGTCAGAAGGTTGGCAAAGGTTGGACTTAAAGAACGCAGGTTCTAGTCTACTTAGTGACACTGTTGACTTAAAGATGGGTGAGTTAGAGGGCAGCACTCCTGAAGAAATCCAAAACTCTTTGAACTTCATGCTTAAAGATATGGAGACAATTCTAAAAGATAACAACGGTTTCTCTAACACTGATATACAAAACGCTTTACTAGCAGAACAAGAAAGACGTGGAGAATTGTTTGGTGATACTTACATAGGAGACTACGCTTTAGAATCTGGGTTTGGTGGGCCAGCATTTACTAATAAAATGATTGCTCTTAATTCAGTTGCTAATGCTAATGACTTATCTAAGAGACAAAAAGCAGCCACCCTTGATCTAATCAATTACCAAGATAAAGCCGCAGCAGGTAACTATACAGCAGAAGATAACGAAGCCGCCTTTGCTATGTATGACTTAGGTTTATTTACTGAGAATCAGTATATGTCACTGGGTAAAACCCAAAACGCTGCTTTAGTTTCTCAAAACGACCTTGCTATTAAACAGCAAGCATCTACGAGAGCCGTTGCAGTAATCATTGCTGGTGGTGAACCTGAAGAAGAGGTTGTGTACACAGACTCCAAAGGAAGCCACACTCTCTCTAGGGCCGAGCTAGACCGAGAAGCCGCCATGCAGATAAAAGAGGCTAGTGGAGGTGATTTCACTCAAGAGGTAAGTGCATACAGCAGGGCTAACTTAGTTAACTCAAGCTGGAAAGTAGAAGCTACACAAACCTTTAAAGAATTAGGTGCTGGTAACTTAGTTCATGCTGCAAAAGGAATGGACAAGCTTATGAAGATATACGCTGCCAACCCTCGCATGATAAGTCAGTACATTACAAATGCCAAAGACCTCACAGCCTTTAAAGAGTTTCAGATTCTTAAAGAAGTATACCCAACCCCAACAGATGCCCTTCAAGCAATTATTACCTCTAGGGATTCTGGTCTTCAACCTAACCCTGCCGAGATAGAACTAGCCACTGCTGAAGTAATTAGCAAAATGGACTCATGGTTTGATGGGGTCAGTGACGATGATTTTAGGAATATGTTTACTGGCTCAGTTAGGCAGTATATACGCACAATCGCTAAACACTCTGGTTTAAAACCCGAACACATAGCAGAGCATTATGCAGAAGAGATAAAAAATGACCACTCATTAGTTAATGGGTTTTTAGTGTTTACAGGTAACTTAAATGTAGACCGCCTTGAGTTTACTAAAGACGCTGAGTTACATATTTCAAGAATGGTTGCAGCAAACGGTGGGTATGAAGAAGGTCAGCTTTCTTTACAGCCTACAGGACGTGGCAACACTTTTAGATATGTAGGACAAAACTTAAGAACGCCTTTTAGTGGGCCTTATTCAAAGCTTGTCCACCTTGACGAAATAGTAGGATTATCCGCTACACAAACACTAACGGAAAAGACAAACAAAGCTAACCGTAAAAAAGAAAGCCAAGTCAACCGTAAAAAACAGAAAAGCGCACGTTAAAGGAGGCGTAGATAAAAATGGAAGATGATGAATTAAACATTAATGAACTGTTCCTACAGCCTACCAAAACAATGCCTAGTTTAACTGCTGAAGCTGAGACTGCCGTGGCTAATGGTAAGAAATACAACACTAGGACTCAGCTTTGGGACTTAGACCAAGAAACTGAATACGGCTTTGGTGATACTTTCACGGCTATGCAGCAAGAAGGTGCCAGTATTTATAGCATGGCAAGCCGCAGCATGGACGTGGACGATGGGGAGTTTGACGAATCTTTTAGTTTTACAGAAGATATTATTGCTGATTACTTTAAGACAGTACCAGAAGGACACCACGATTACCTATTCCAATCAGGTTCTAAACTTGAATTAGATCAAAGAATGGAGCAGGTTAAACTCACTATGAAAAACCGTGAGGTTATTGCTGAGACTTTTGACGATTCTCCTTTTACAACTGCCCTTGCAATGATTACTTCAGCCGTAGTCACTCCTGAAACATTAGCTCTTAATGCCATACCTATGGCTGGTACTGCTTTGTCAGGTATGAAAGCTACAGCCGCAGCAGGTAAAAACATTAAGACTTTAATGGCCTCAATATCTGCCTCTACTCAAGGGGCTAGTCGTTTAGGTACTGCTGGTAAATATGCAGCTATAAGTGGTGCAGAAGGAACACTAACAGGTATTTATGCCTCACAGGTTCTTCCTGATTATGACGCTTACGACATTATGGTAGATGCAACAGCTTCTACTATGTTTGGTGGGCTAGTAGGAACCATAGGTCATAAAGTACGCAAAGCAGCAGACGACAGTAGGCAGTATGCCGTTGACACTGCGATTGCTGGCGGTGCTGAAGAAGTACCTGCTATTCGTAACTCTTTAGAAGCTGAAGATACCTTTACACCTAAGAACACAATTGATAATGAGAATCCAGCAGAACAAGGGAAGATATTCGGAGGTTGGATAAATAACATAACCTCTCAAGGGGCTTACTTACGGTCATCTAAAAACCCGATTGTAAAAAACCTTGTGAATATTATGGTGCATAACAATCGTGCAGATAATGTAGGCGGTACTAACATACAAGGTACTTCCGCTATTCAAACAAAGCTTTCACGTTCCTCAAGAGTTAAGTTAGCTAATAGCATGGTTCCTGAGTTTGCCCAGTGGAGAGTTAACAATAAACGCAGAAGAGGTATTAAGTCTGAAGGTGACTTTGAAATCTTAGTGACTAAGGCTGTACGTAGTGATGAGGTTTACAAGAACTCACCTATGGAAGTCCAACGGGCTGCTGACAATGCGCGTGAGGTGTTTAAAGACCTCTTAGAAAAGAAGAAGTATTACAAAGTGTTGGGTGCTAAGGACGTAGAGTACAACCGCAATTATGTGCCTACTGATTGGGACTCTGCAAAGCTAAGAGCAACTATAGACGAATACGATGCCGACAGTGTGGCTAAGATTCTAGGTCAATCTATATCAGCCCGTAATGGGTGGGACTTAGCTTTCTCTACTCGCATAGGCAGTCTGTTCTCAAGAAGTGTAGCTTCTTTAGACACAGGTATTAGAGGCTCTAACCTAGAAGAATTGTTTGAAGATATGAGCGAAATGAGGGCGTTTCTTGTTAAAAGTGGAATGACAGAAGCGGAGATTGACGCGGGTATGTCGGCAACAATTACAAAGAACAGCACTAACCCTAAGAAATCCCCTGACGTGAATATGCGTAAGCGTTTGGATATGGACTACGAAACTGAGTTTACCGCAGGTAATCTAACGATGACCGTAAGTGACCTCTTGAACAACAACATGACTGATATTGTTCAGTCCTATTCCCATAAATCAGGCAGACATATAGGACTTGCTCGTAATGGGATTGGTGGTGAAGGTATGCCAGATTTTGAAGGTGCAATATTAAAGATCGAAGATTATGCCCTACGCAACAACCTAGACCCCAAGCAAACTTCAAATGAAATAGAGCATTTAAGAAACCTTTTAGAAGCCTTAAAAGGCTCAGAATTAATGAACTCTAAAGCCTTTGGTATTAATAAAGGTAAGTATCAGACACTTCAAAACTCACGAGATTTGGCTTACCTAGCTTTCTCTGATTGGTTTGGTGCTATGAGTATTATTGAGAGTGCCAACCTAACAGGCTACTTAGGCTTTAAAACTCTATTCAAAGTTATACCAGAACACCGCGATTGGTTAAGAAAAGCCCGTAACGGTCAAGGTTCTAACTCTGATATGCAAGCTATTAATGACGCTGCTGGTACAGGAGCAGGTGGTTTTACAGGAGCAGGTTCAACACGCATGGATGAAATAGGAGGCATGGCAGAGTACATGACACCTTTCTGGCAGAAAGCTAGGCAGATACAAGGTAACTTATCCCTTCTAACGCCAATCACTGATTTCTTCCAACGTCTTAATGCAGCCATGATGCGTAAGTTATGGGTTGAAGGGACTATCCACAAGACAATCCTTAGAGACACAGGCGTAACCCCTGAAATGTATAACCGTATTCAGGCTCAAATTAAAAAGCATGGTGACGGTGAACGCTCTATGGGTTTTGATAAATGGGACGATAGAGATGCCAGTGAGGTCTTTACAAACCACATAGCTATTGAAACTCGTAATAACGTACAGGAAACAGATGTAGGCTCAAGTAACCAATTTATGCGTGGACAGTTAGGTTCTACAGGTCTTCAGTTTATGGGTTTTGTTACAGGCGCGCAGGAACAACAATATGCACGAATGAATAGACGCATGGTTCAAGGTATGGGAGCAGAAACCAGTTCAGTAATTATGGGGCAGATTCTAATGGCTAGTTTAGTCACAACAGCGCGTACTCATGTAGCTGCTTCTGGTAGATCAGATGAAAAGCAGTATCTTAAAGATAACTTATCGCCTGAATCCCTTGTAATGAACGCCATAGGTTACACAGGTGCCTTTGGTACTTTAGGCATGGTTCTACAAATCCCTGACAAAGTTAACAGAGGCTTTGGCTCTAGCATTATAAGTAATCCTGTAGCTGGTTACATAGACGGTGTAGGACGTGTTCTTACCTCTATGTTCGACAATGGAGAACTCACGGAATCTCAATGGAGGTCTGTGTTTAGTATGTTGCCTTTCCTTTCGCAAGCATATTTACAAACAGGGTTAAACGAATTAGCCAATGAATTAGGAGATTAACCACAATGGCTTTTAGCTATATTGAATACACTGCGAATGGGAGTACAACAACTTTTTCCATCCCGTTTGCATACACAGCACAAGCAGACGTTGCCGTTTTTGTTAACGGTGTGTCTACTTCATTTACTTTTGCCTCTTCTAGTACCATTACTCTATCTACTGCACCTGCTAGTGGTGTTGTTGTCCGTATTGCACGTACTACACCTATTACTACACGCGCAGTAGACTTTAGCAACGGTGCTATCCTGACTGAAAGTGACTTAGATAATTCAAACATTCAGGTCTTTCAGGCGGCTCAAGAAGCTATAGACACTGCGGCATCATCCATCTTTAAAACAGCAGATGGTAAGTTTGATGCTCAAAGTCGAGTTATTAAGAACGTAGCTGACCCTGTATCAGCACAAGACGCTGTGACTAAGACTTGGGCAGAAACCGCTTCTACTTCACAGCTTAGTCAAGCAACCGCACAAGCAGCTATTAGTACAACTAAAGCATCTGAATCTAGCGCATCTGCAACAGCTTCGGAGGCTAGTAAAGTTGCTTCTGCTGCTAGTGCAACTGCTGGTGCTGCAAGTGCTGCAACCGCAACTACCCAAGCTGCTTTAGCAACTACAAATGGCGCAGCACAAGTTGCCCTCGCTACAACGCAAGCTGGACTAGCAACTACTAACGGTGCTGCACAAGTAACCCTTGCGACTGCTCAGAAAACTATAGCAACCACAAAAGCTTCAGAGGCTAGTGCATCTGCAACAGCGTCAGAAGCTAGTAAGGTATCTAGTGCTTCAAGCGCAACTAGCGCAACTGCTAGTGCTGCAACTGCGACTACTCAAGCTGCTTTAGCCACAACCAATGGAGCAGCGCAGGTTGCTCTTGCGACTACTCAAGCTGGCTTGGCGACAACTAATGGTGCAGCACAAGTTACTCTGGCGACTGCTCAGAAAACTATAGCAACCACTAAAGCATCTGAGTCAGCAGCAAGTGCCACCGCATCTGCCAACTCTGCCGCAGCAGCAGCAGCAAGCTTTGACTCGTTTGACGATAAATATCTTGGTGCTAAAGCATCTGAACCATCAACTAATAATGATGGTGACGCTCTTGTAGCTGGCAACCTCTATTTCCTCACTGGCACAGGTATGCAAGTGTATGACGGGGCTAACTGGATTGCAGCTAGTTCATCTGGCAACGTGTCGCTTTATTCATACGAGTATATCGCTACCGCAGGGCAGACAAGCTTCTCAGGTGCAGATGTTAATGGTCAGACTCTAAGCTATACGGCTAATAACATTCACGTTACCTATGGCGGCTTGGATATTCCTAAAGCTGACTATGTAGCCACTAACGGAACGACTGTTGTCCTAGACGATGGTGCTGTGGTCGGTACGATTGTACGCATAGTTGCTTTCCAAAGCTTTGTCGTAGCTAACACCTATACACAGGCACAAGCTGACGCACGTTATAAAGCGATTGGTGCGAGCGAGGGTGGGCCTAGTTTAGGTACTAACAGCGTTCTGAGATACAACTCAAACACCATCAGTGAAAACATAGTCGTAGGAGCCAGCCAAAACGCATTTTCTGCTGGCCCCATCACGATTGCGAATGGCAACACTGTCACTGTAAATGGAACATGGAGCATAATTTAATGTCCACTTTATCTATAAAAGAACTCTCCCACCCTAGCGGTGAGGTGATTAAGATTGCCAGTGGTAAGACACTTGATTTGAACAGTCAAGGCACTCTTGTATTGCCTACTATTCCTCATGCAAAAATGCCCAGTGGCTCGGTGTTGCAAGTTGTTCAAGGAGTGCAGAATGTAGCAGTAAGTTCTGCCTCTGCTTCTTGGACGGATACGGGCCTAAGTGCCTCAATCACCCCTATTAGTACCTCAAGTAAAATCATGGTTACTATAGCATGTTCGGGCATTGTTATGAATTGCAATTATTCTGGCGTTAAGTTAGTCAGAGGCAGTACGGATGTTGCCGCTAATTGGCAGTACACTGTTAATTCAACTTGGGTTCCCATAACTTGGTTAATATCTTATCTGGACGCTCCTTCCACTACGTCTGCTACAACATATAAAGCGCATTTATTAATTTCAGGTACGTCAAACTATGTAAGATGGAACTATGTGGGTAATTCCTCAATACAACCTACTGCAACAATAACACTTATGGAGATACAAGGATGACAAGTAAATTAAAAACCGATGTCCTTGAAACAGTAAGCGGCTCTGGCACGATTGCACTGACTAACCAGTTGTCTGGCATGACGAGTGCGAGTATGCCCAGTGGCTCAGTATTGCAAGTAGCAAGCACTGGTTATACGTCAAGTAGCGCAATAGCAGTTAGTGCAAATGCTAGAACAGATTTAATGACAATTACAATGACAGTTAGAGCAAATTCTAAAGTTATGATGTGGTTTGAGTCAGGGCAGATTGATGGGTCAGGAACCACTTCCAACGCTAATATTTACTTTAGAGTAGATGGAACAGACGTTGATAACGGCACTAACCATTACTTTTACGGAGCCAGTTTCAGGCCATCTATTAATAAAATCAAATTGACTAACGCCCTATCCGCAGGTTCACACACGTTTACTGTAAGTGGGTCAGCTTATAATGGGGGTGTAGTTTACAACTATCAGAGCGGGAATACTGGTTCTTTTATGATTCAAGAAATCGCAGGGTAGTTTAGGTACTAGACCACACAACAATTTTTAAAGGATAACATCACATGACCGATAAAGTAGCAGCACTTCAAGCCCTAACTCCAAACGCCCAATGGGTACTCCGTGGAGACGAATTAGAGTGGCTTGACACAGAACAAACACAACCAACAGACTCTGCAATCGCAGCTAAGATTGTTCAGCTTCAAGCCGAATATGACGCAGCAGCGTATGCTCGTGACCGCCAAGCAGCGTACCCAAACCTGCAAGAGTGTATCCATGCTCTCTTAGATGGGGGTGATACCTTGACTGATCTACAAGCATTGCGTACAGCCGTGAAAACCGCTAACCCAAAGGGGTAAGTTATGACTACAACGATAAGCGGCTCTACAGGTGTCAATAAGATAACCGATGATGCTATTACGGATGCTAAGTTACCAGCAGGGTCAGTGTTGCAAGTTAAGGGTGTAACAATGACTACTCCTACAGTCGCAGCAATAGCTGCTGGCTGGCATGACATATCAGCCCTTGTATTAACAATTACTCCTACTTCAACTTCAAGCAAAATACTTATACAAGCCAATGTGTATGGCAGTGTAGGTGCTGGTGGTTATTTAACTGCTATAAGGCTAAAGAGAGGTTCTACTGTTATAGGCGTAGGTAGTCAAGGAGCAGCAGCACAATACAACACATCAGGAATCTCATGGATGCTCAATACCTATGGTGGTAAAACTATGAGTACATCGCATATAGACTCCCCATCAACGACAAGCGCAACTACTTATCAAATCCAATTTTATGCGAATGGCAGCAATAATATAACGTATATAGGGCGAGGGCATGAGTCTTCATTATGGGCTACTTCTTGCACATTAACCCTCATGGAGATCGCAGGATGAGCTACTTAGGAAGAAGCGCAAAGCTAAGTTTAAAAGCGCAGGAGAATAGACGATGACAAAAAGTGCAACAAGAGTAGCGGCTGATAAAGTCACGTTTACTCAAGCAGAAGTCACGGCAAAGGACACCGCAGCTAGGGCTGGTCGTAAGAACCTTATTATTAATGGAGATAACCGAATAAGCCAACGTGGGACTTACACCAGCGCACTAGACTTTGTACATAATTCATATTTGTTAGACAGGTGGATTGCTGGTAAAAGCGGTGGAAGTATAGATGGGACTATTACTCATTCATCCGATACTGTAAATGGTGCTGTTTGTAAAACACAAAAATACATAGTCACTACAGGTCATGCTGGTTCTTGGATAGGCGGTAGGCAAATCCTTGAGTTTCCTGAAACTTTTATTGGCAGAACATTAACTGTATCTGCGTGGGTAAAATCAAACTCAGATGATGCGCGTATTCTTTTATGGGACGTAGGCTCAGGAACTAACACAGCTATTGCAACCCAAGCACACACTGGAGGTGGAGCATGGGAATATCTATCTTCAACGGGTACTGTAATGGCAGGGACTACAGGCTTAACATTATACATGGCAACCTTGAGCGCAACAGCAGC